ACCAGTCTTAATATTAGTGCCAACCCAGACCCATTTGCGTTGGTATGTATTTCCTGCAGCGTAGGTGTTGCCTTTAGATCTTTCGCTAGCTGTTTGGCGTTGTTTTTCAGAAGCAGGTCTACCTACATTGTACTTATTGCCTTTATGAGTTTGACGAATTTTTTCTTTAAATTCTTCTGAATGTTTTAATCCAGACGATATACCTTTATTCCAAGGAATAGAACCTAGTTTAGCTAGTCTATTTTTTTCTATTTGCTCTTGGGTATGTTTATATCCAGAAGTGCCTTCACCACCCTCTGTTAAATTGGCTAGGTCATAACCCATATCTTTAAAACAAGATATAAGCAACATTTCATGGTCAAGAGCCTCGGCTTCTGTTTTCCAATGGGCTAATATTTGTACAGTCGGTTGGCCATACTTTGCAACAAATTTTTTCCACTTATCGTTTCTGTATTTTAATTGATGTGCACGCTTCCCTTGACCTTTACCTATGTAGAATAAACGGCCTTGCGGGGTAGCGTGACTATAAGTATAAAACACAAAAATGCCTTATAAATCAAGGGCTAAGAAGTGGCCGTAGTACTGTAGGTGCAAGAAATCGTATCACCTGCGGTTGTAGTTTTTGCTACGCTAAAGTTTCCTTCAGAATACAAAGTTCCACCAGTATTGCTTTGTGTGCTAGAAGCACCGCTACCCAATACCAAAAAACAACCGTAAACAGTACCACCAGCACCAGTAATTGTGTAAGTAATTGCAGTAGCTGTAGAAGAGGTTACGTTAGATGGCGTAGAGCCAGTAGAAGTAGATGAAGCAAATACAGCTGTACCACGAACTGCAGAACCACCTACCGTATAAGCTGTAAATTCTTTACCACCACCTACTAAAGTAGTCATAGTATCTGTAGCAGCTGGGGTCAAAGTGGCATTTGTTAGACCTAAATATGGGCCAGTAACTGTGTATGCAGAGCCTTTTAGCAGGGTGTCAAGCATTAACTGCTTACCAGCAGCAACTACCAGATTTGGGAACTCTTCAGTCCACTTTAAATTACCTTGTGCATCGTGGCACTCAACGTACCAATGACCTTCAACACCAAGGGTCTCGTTTTTAATAGCGTTAGCTTGCATACTAATTTCTGCGTTATCGCCACAGCTTGCTAATTCTTTTTGCATAATTGCTCCTAACTAATTCTAATAATGGCGTTTGTCGCCGTGGGGGTTGGGAATGTTACAGTAAAAGTTCCTGCTGATGTGTTCGTTTTATCCGAACCAAAATCCAAAACCGCTACCGCTGCATTAGTTGTACCATTATATATTAAGGCACACCTAGCAGTAAAGCTAGCTCCTGTCCAAACTACGGGGGCAAAAGATATATAAGCGGTGTTTGAATTTGTGTCACCCACAGGTACTTGGGTAATTATTAGGGGTTTTCCCCCTGCGGTGTATCCTGAACCAGATACTTCATTGGCGGTTGTATAAGCAGTTGTTGAATTATTAAGGCTGGCGTTGCCAGTATAAAGGGCTATATTGTAGGTGTATGGCGTGCCAACAGAAAAGTTTTCCAACCCTGATAAAAGATTTACTTTAAAAACCGTGGTCTGCCCCTGGACAATATTTGACATTATGCGCCTCTACCACCAGTATTAATTTTAAGCTGGCCATCTCTGTAGAAGTCGCCACGCTCCATACCATCTGAGAGGCGTTTAAGTTGTGCCATGGATTCTTGGTACTTGTCTTCATAGTACTTAACCATGTCAGCCTCGCCCTTCATGAAAATCATAGCTTCGCGCATAGCACCATAGAACAAAACCGGGTCGTAGTTATCGCCCAGCCAGCTAGTTCCGCTTGCATTTGAAATGGCTGTTACTGTGATAGCAAAGCCGCTACCAGTACTACCAAGGGAAGAACAAGAAAGAACATCGCCCACGACATAAAAATTGCCGCCAAACTTAACGCTACAGGATGTAACTGAGCCTCCAACGATAACGATATCAGCAGTTGCATTAACACCTGAGCCTCCAGTTAAAGGAACGTTTTGGTATACACCATTAGTATATAGCGTACCGTAGTTTGTTACTGCTGTGCCACTAATTTGACCTTGAACAATAGTTGGTGGGTAGTAGAAATAGTGCATTTCCACTTGGTAGTTTTGGTCTGGGGTAGGCCCAATTATCAGAGTCATCTCGTTTACGTTACTGTACTGAGACCCAAACAAGGAATAGTATTTTGGCAAGCCGGTAGCTGTAGCTGTTGGGTACGCTTCACGAATAAAGTTGACGTCTTTGTTTAACAAATAATTGTAGTTACCTGAAGAGTCAATAACAGCAATAGAATAATTAGCCAGCCAATCTAATGGTAAAGATACGTATTGATTGTTAGCTGTTATGACACCAATAACATTTTTACGTAATGAAGGTAAGTTAACGCTATTGTATATACGGTCTTCAGCCTGCTGAATAAATACAGGAATACTAGCTACGAATAGCTGTTCTGTATTTTCGGCGTAGGCTTGTATGTTGTTATACAGCGTTTCGTAATTCATTAGGCTAATGGACCTCTAGAAGTATAACCTTTGGTAGCTGCACCAAAACCACGCTGTTTAACGCCATCAGTTTTAGTCTTAGCGTAGTTACCTTTAGTAGTTGTGCCGGTGCCAATATTTGCGTTATTCATAAACTCTGCACCAGTTTCTTCAGACATAGCTGGCAATCCGCCGCTAACTGGGTTTCCGCTCATGTCATGCGGCATAGCGTACTTTTCAGCTGGCAGAATATTTTTATTGTTTCCAACTTTAATAGCTGGACTATTTTTGCTTGTAGGTTTAACTTGATTTGCCATGATTAGCACCCATTCGCTTTAATTTTAGCCATGTTGCGTCCGACAGCTTCCATTTTATTTTGGTCGATGCCGCCAGCAGTACCTTTGCCAACTTTTTTACCTACTTCAATGCCGATGCTTGCACCGTCATCACCTAAATTTCTACCTTTGGTTTTACCCTTGCTTGTAATTCCATCGGCTGCGCTTCTATATCCCATGTTCTACTCCTAGTTAATTGTTACTGTTCCAACTTGCCCTTGACCCACTAAATAGTTAGGCGTTTCCTGATAATCGTATCCTTGTCCTACAGGATTCCAACCCCACTGTGTATCGCGACTACCACCACCTTGATAGTTATAAGCCGTCAAACCTGATGCCACATAACTATTATCCCGTCTTGGCTCCCTAACCGCTTGTGGGTCGTTAACGGGGTACATACCTAATTGTAACTGTGGATGGTCAGGATCCCAACAGTTTTTGCAAACTTTTAGCTGATAGGGCTTGGTCTTGATAATCTCAGTACGAAGCTCAGTCAACTTATATCTAAAATCACAGCGATCGCACTGGGCAATCGCAAATTTACCGGATGAAAACTTATTTGGCATTAGCCACCCCCGAGGAACATCCTACGAGGCACAAACCGAACCGGCGCTTTTTCTCTATCTTCTTCGGCAGCCAGTTGGAACTGCTGCTCATAATCTGCTTTTAACGCGGCAATTCGCTCTGCTGGTACATTTGGTAGCTTCATAGAAAGGTAATACGCTAAACCCGCAACCATGCAGTTTAAAAAGCGGAAAGGAATATCTTGGGTATTCACACCTGTACCATCGTCTTGAATCCGACGCAAACGCCAGTAAACAAAAGTATAGGTTTGAGAACCATCTGGCGTAGGCCAGACTGTGATTTTGGGAGCATCTACACCGCCTGAATTAACGCCATTTGGATTGGTGGTGCTTGGGTATGTTGCGCCTGACATACGTTGAATCCAGACCTGAATAGGGCGGCCTTGGCTTAACTTATTTGGGATTGTGGCGTAGGTTGAAACACTGATGCGGCTAATGTTGATGTCTGTCTGTGTTGCAGTATTACCTGCGTTAGTACGTATCTGGTGCTCTAAAAGGTCGATTGTGTCGATTGGCAAGTCGTATGTGTTTTGACCTTGAACCAAAGTAATCTGGCCCTGCTCAATAGTCCACATGTTAATGCCACGATTTGCCCATTCTATCGTCAACAGGTTTAAACTTCTTCTCGCGGTTCTAAAATCATAGCCGGAACGAAGCTCAGCACCGCAACGCTCAAAAGCGTCTTCAATCAGTTCTGTTAAATCTAGATTAAACGACGAAGCGCCAGAAGTTGTCATTACTTTGCCTTTTTAGCAACTTTAGTTGCTTTTTTAGCAACAGGTTTCTTTTTAACTGGACGTGTTGTAGCCTTACGCACGTATTTACGCTTTGGACGTGGTGCAAAATCTTCTGATACTGGAAACGGCCAAGCCGCAATTTCCGCTTTAGGGAAAACTACTTCTTCCTCCGGCTTTTGAAACAAACCAGACAACCAAGTAAAAAAGTAACGTAATCTCATTTCTTCAGTCCTTTAAGGGTTTCCGCCAGCCTAGCCCGCTTGCCCACCTTGCCGGGCTTCTTTGCAGCTGCAGCTAATTTGGCTGCCGGAATAGGTTTACCAGGCTTAGCGCCTAATTCTTTACGTAATGCACCAGGTTTTTTAATTGCTTTTTGAATCCATTTCTCAGCC